TGTTAAAAACAGAACCAAAAGAAAATTTTAAACGTGAGATTTTAACGTTAGCTTCTTCTAAAAAACTTTTAACATATTATGAAACACAAGCTTTATTTATACATAGAGTGTTAGAGGAACCTGATCTATATTTTAATGATAATATTTTAGGTAAATTTTATAGAAAAGACTTTGATATTTAAAAAATAGGTTATATCTTTTATTTATGGTGAATGAATTATTAGTTAATCTAGTAAATTCTGTTTTAGGAACAGGAAAACGTACTGCTAGAGGGAATCAATCCTATACCTGTCCTTTTTGTCATCATCATAAACCAAAACTTGAAATTAATTTTACTGAAAACAAAGAAGGAGTAAATCAATGGGCTTGCTGGGTATGTGGTAAAAAAGGTAAAACCATTAGAAGTTTATTTAAACAAATCCAAGTTGATACTTCTTACTTCCAGGAACTAAGTAAACTTGTAAAAAATGTTTCTGTAGAAGATATAGGAGAAGTAAAACAAGTTCTACTTGAATTGCCAAAGGAATTTAAAACCTTTATCAACAATAAAGATATTGTAGCAAAACATGCTTTAACATATCTTAAAAAACGAAATATATCTAAACACGATATTTTAAAATACAATATAGGATATTGTGATTTAGGTCAATATAAAAATATGGTTGTTATTCCATCATATGATAGCAATGGTAAATTAAATTATTTTACCGCGAGATCATTTGAAAAAAATTCTTATATCAAGTACCTCAACCCGGAAACGTCTCGCGATATTATACCGTTTGAATTGTTTATTAACTGGGATTTACCTATTATATTATGTGAGGGTCCATTTGATGCAATGGCTATAAAACGTAATGTTGTGCCATTATTTGGTAAAAACATTCAATCAAATTTAATGAAAAAAATAGTTACTTCTAAAGTACAAAAAATATATATTGCTTTAGACAATGATGCTATTTCAAAAGCCCTTGGCTTCTGTGAACAGCTTTTAGACATTGGTAAGGAAGTTTATTTGGTAGAACTCCAAGGAAAAGATCCTAGTGACATGGGTTTTGAAAACTTCACCAAATTAATACAAACCATATCTCCATTAACCCAATATAAACTCATGGAAAAAAAATTATCAATTATATGATTATTAAAAAACAATACCAACGTATTCTTCAAATTTCAGAAGATAGCAAACAAATTACTTTACCTGATTCTAGATATTATCAGCGTAATGGGGAATATTATCCATCTATAACTTATATTTTACAATATTATCCTAAAGGAAAACATTTTGAAGATTGGTTAAAACAAGTAGGTAATAACGCTGATTATATTGTTAGGAAAGCAGCTGAAGAAGGTACCCAAACTCATGAATTATGTGAAGCATATCTAAATGGAGAAGAATTAAATTTCTTATCCTCATCAGGCGACCCTAAATATGATATTAACATTTGGCAAATGTTTTTACGTTTTGTTGAATTTTGGGAAACATTTAACCCTACACTTATTGAAACAGAAATACATTTATTTTCAGACGAATTAAAAGTGGCAGGTACTTGTGATTTAATTGTTGAAATTAATGATAAATTATGGGTATTAGATATTAAAACATCTAATCATTTACATACAACTTATGATTTTCAAACAGCAATTTATGGAAAATGTTATGAAGAATGCTTTGGTAAAAAAATAGACCATCGTGGTATTTTATGGCTTAAATCATCTAAACGCGGGCCTAAAAAAGATAAAATGCAAGGTAAAGGTTGGGAAATAATTGAATCATCTCGTACTTATGAAGAAGATTTAAATTTATTTAAAACTATAAAAATTATATTTGATTTAGAAAATCCTAATCATTCTCCATCATTTACTGAATTTAAAACTAGCGTTAGAAGAAAGTCCTGATATGTATAATCATGGCAAAACTAACTTCTTTGTTAAATGAAATATACGCTGAACCTAGTAAATTTAGTTATCCTCTAATAATTAAATCACTTACTGAATTTATGTTAGAAAAAGGTATGAATATTCGTCCTTTACCTAAAGTAAAATTTATAGATAATGATGATAAAAATGCCCAAGATTTTTTTGGTAAAACAGCATATTATAATCCAAATACTAAAGTAATTGCACTTTATACAATGGGGCGACATCCAAAAGATGTAATGCGTTCATTTGCACATGAAATGGTTCATCATATGCAAAACTGTGAAAATCGTTTAGGTAATATTACAACTCAAAATACAAATGAAGAAGGTGATTTACCTGAAATAGAAAGAGAAGCATATGAAAAAGGTAATATGTTATTTAGAAAATGGACTGATACAATAAAATGAAAGATAATATCTTAAAAAAAGAATTCCAAAAACGAGATGTAGAACGTCTTCGTAACCTTGTTAAAGGTAAACACGGTGATCGTTCTACAATGGGAATTGGTTATAACGGTGAAACCCAAGAAGATCATAAAGAAGGTGACGTTTGGGAGGAAAGAGGTAAAACTTGGACTATCCGAGATGGTATAAAAGAAAATGTTACTAAACTTGATAGCTTTAAAAAAGCAGCAGTTCCTTTATTTTGTCCAAAATGCAAACAAGTAATGGATAAACAATTAGATCCCTTTTATTTTAAAGCATACAACGAATGTTTAGACTGTAGAACAGTTACAGAAACTCAAATGAAAATTTCTGGTGCATGGGAAGACTATAGGATTAAAACATATAACACTGAAATTGACCAGCAAATAGAAGAATATAAAAGTTGGTTTAAAAATATTTTAAACAATAAAGCTAATAGTTTTGTTTCAGAACATGGTGAAGTACAAAAATGGGTTGGTGGAATAAATAAAGAACGCGCTCAACAGTCTTTAGATGAAGTAATAGAATATTTAAATTCCCTTAAAAAATGATAACAACTGTTAGTATATCTTACATTGTTTTAACAATACTAGTAGCTTTAATTACCGCAGTAATTGGTCCTATTATAGTCAATTGGGTTAAACTTAAAATGGAAAAACCTAATAAAAAAACTCCAATGCATGAAGCTCTTGAAACTTCTACTTTAATAGATGGACAATTAGAAGCAATAATGAATGAATTAAAATGTGATAGAGTATGGTTAGCCCAATTTCATAATGGAGGACATTTTTATCCTACAGGAAAATCAATTCAGAAATTTTCCTTTTTTTATGAAAAAACATCCCCAAATACACCTCCAATTCAACATACCTTTCAAAATATCCCGGTATCTTTATTTCCTAGAGTACTTTCAAAAATATACAATGACGATGAAATATCAATAGATGATATCAGCGTGGTAGAAGATACTATTGGTTTAGAATATTTAACTACCCAATTTGGTACAAAATCTATTTGTATGCTTGGAGTGTATAGTTTAGATAGCCATTTAATAGGTGTATTAGGTGTATCTTATAAAGAATCACATCATATGGTAAGAGATGAATGGTCTTTTATAAGACAAAAAGTAGGAGCGATAGGAACATTACTTTCTGAATATTTATACGCAAATAATAAAAAATAAAATGGATAATTTTGACTTAAAAAAATTTTTAAAGGAAAGTAAAGCTCTTGAAAATTTAAATCCTTCATTTAAAACACTTAATGAAAATGAATTATTAAAAAATAAAATTCGTGAAATGGTCATCGCTGAGCTTAGTGACCCTGACGACTATGACCCAGACCCAGATGATGATTATGGTGATGGAGATGAATTAGGATACTTTCCTCATATGCAAGGTTTAAAAGATGAACCTACAAGTGATGAACTTGAAGAAGCTAAAAAGAAAAAAGATGAAGATGTTGAAGACGTTGAAGACGTTGAAGTAACTGATACAACTGAAGAAATACCTGCTGATGAAGAAGTACCTGCTGAAGAAACACCTGCTGCTGGGGGTAGTTTAGAAGACGTAGCTGCTGATATGGAAGGTACTGAAGGTGATTTAATGGATGCTTTGATGAAAGCTTTTAAAATTGCTAAAGGAATGAACAATGAAAAACTTGAAACACAAGTTGGAAACACACTTAAATTTTTCGTTAGCGAATATATTGGGGGTGGGGAAGACTAATATTTAATAATCTATAAATAATAAAATTTATGAACACAACAGAACTTTTAGACGCAATTAAAGAACAAATTGTTATTATGGAAACTGAGCATACTAAAACATCAAAAGCAGCTCGTGGACGTGCACGTAGTGCAGCTAATAACATTAAAAAACTTGCAGCTGAATTTAAAAAGACTTCAACTGCAGAAGACAAAGTTTAAAAAATGAAACTACATGAGGCATTTTCACCAGAAGAGTCTAAAAAAATTTACGACAACTTTTTGGCAATTGTAAACGATCCAAAACGTAGAGATAATTTAGTAAGAAAACATGGTAAAAATGCCGAAAATGTAGCTTATGGTACTGCTGTTAACCAAGTAAAAAAACAAGCAGCTAGTGCTGAAGAAACACCAACTGAAAAACCACAACCTGAAAAAACAATGGAAAATAACAGATTAAAAGAAATGGTTATTGATGCTTTAACTGAAAAGAAAAAGTCAACAACATTTACTTCAAAATATGATGATAAATTTAACGATAAACGTAAAAATTTACCTGATGCGTTACAAAAATCCATTTTAAAAAAACAAGGTGAATTAGACGAAGATATTAGCATAGGTCATATAGATGA